TCCAAATACTCAAAAAATATGGTATGTAGCATTGGCCTCAGGTTTAAATCAGTCAATTAATGATGCCAATAACTTAATTAGTAAGATTCCGCAAGAAAACCCAAAAGGAGCTGATTTAACAACAGTTTTAAATATTTTTATAACTGATTGTCAGGCTATTTGTAAAATCATACCGCTTAATCAGCATGAGGTAGAGGGCGCAGAACCGGAAGAATTGAATTAGTTAATAGAAATTATGCAAGTAATACGTATCTTATCTTTAGATGGAGGCGGTATTAGAGGGTTATTCTCTGCTACATTTCTAGAGAATTTTTGTAATGATGCCGGGATTAAAGGGAATGAATTATGGAAGTATTTTGATATTATTTGCGGAACAAGTATTGGTGGTATCCAGGGGATAGCTTACTCACTTGGTCTATCTCCTACCGACGTTATTAATTTACTAACGACTAATGCAACAAGCATTTTTACTATTAGAGCAGGAGTTAATCCTCTGCAACCTCTTGGGCCAGCTGGGTCTACTACTTTAGGTACTGTGTTGGCAGTTCCGGGAGTTGATCCTTATATCTACAATCAACAACCTCTGCGAGATGCTTTAAGTCCTATTTTAGGGACTACTCGCATGTTTCAATTAAAAACTAATACTTTGATTACTGCTGTAGGGTTTCAAGGTGGAACTGGGCCTAGCACGGATAATGTTAATTTTCCATATGGTGATGTTACAAGTAGCCAGTATTATCAATTTTCTAATGTTTTAATTCCGGGTTTTACTACCGGACAAAATTATACTTGTATTGATGTTGCTATTGCAACAGGTGCTGCACCGGTATTTTTTCGTCCAACTCTGATTAGCGGAATGCCTTCTGGTACCTTCTTTATTGACGGCGGTTTGTATCAAAATAATCCGACAAGCCTTGGTTATGCGTTCTCTAATATATTATTCCCGCAGAATGTTGCAACTTGCATTCTTTCAGTCGGTACCGGATATTCTGATCCTGATATCGAAATAACGACAACATCAGGTAACCTAAAAGTAGCCCCTAATAATGGACTCGGGTTACTCGCTAATAGTTTAAATTTAACGCTAAATGGAGCAACGGATGCAGTAGAACTACAATTTAAACTGATGTCTTTATACAAAGGCGCAACAAATAATCTATCTTACTACAGATTCCAACGTTTTCTTAGCGATCAGGAATTAAGTAAACTCGATAATCCAACACCGGAAGCTATAGCATATTTAAAATCTCAGGCAAACCTCCAATATGGACAGGACGCTATAAAGATACAGCAATTTATTCAAAAATGTAATTTTCAAAAATAATTACATTTATACGATTTTTAAGAGTTATAAGTACTTATATGTTATAATAAAAAAGAAAAAGGAAACATATGGCAGACTTATCAAATATTACCGCTTTAAGCGGTCTTACTATTACCAGTGATCAAACCACTGGAACTAATAATCCTAACGCTACCTTTGCCGTTAGCAATGTTACTACCGCTCAGAGAGATTTATTACAAAACGTTACTCCTTACGTAGTAAATGGAGTAACAGTTAGAATAAAGGAAGGAACTATCATTTTTAATATCAGCGTTGATAAATTACAAATGTTTAGAAACGGAATATGGGAAAGTGTTACAACAAATATAAGTACTGCTACCGGAGTTGGTTTATCTTCATCTCCTTTTTCTATTCCATCTGGCACGAGAGCTGCAGTTGAGGTAGCTGCTAATCAGGTAAACGGGTTTATATATAATGATACAACCAATAACCAGGTCAGAGGATATATTAATACCCAGTGGATGACTCTATTTACGGTTGCTACTACTGCTACCGGAGTCGGTCTTACTAACGGAGCACCTTTTGTATATCCCTCCGGGCCAAGGGGAAACGTTGAAGTAGCTGCCAACCAAGTCAATGGGTTCACTTATTTTGATGTTACCAACACAGTGCTTAGAACCTATAAAAATGCCTGGCAGACAATTACCTCAGCTTAAAAAGTTAAAAAGCTTATTAGTAAATGAACTATACTACTCTCTTTAACCAGATAATAGCTTATGCCAATAGAGGAGGTAGCATTGAATTTGCTGCCTCCATTCCCTATTTTATTGAAATGGGACAGCAGAAAATCTGGAAAGAGTTAAATACCACAGGTTTTCAAAAAACTACACAGCTTAAAAAGTTTCAGGTAAATAATGCCACTATTGAAAAGCCTGCCGATTGGCAGGAAACCATCTCAATAATTTATGGTTCGGAAGATAACTTTTTTATCAATAACGTTGTCCTGTTTCCTAGAAGTTACGAGTTCTGTATAAATTACTGGCCAAATGTTAATTTAAGCGACGCGGCTAATCCTCCCCTGTTTTACTCAGATTATCAGCCAGGACAGGAAAATGTAAGTCCTTATAAGTATTATCTGATCGTTCCAACTCCGGATAAAGCATATAATTACCAAATAACTTACATAGGAAGACCTATTTAATTACAAATGAGAATCAAACAAACATACTAACAGACTATTACCCTGATCTTCTATTTTATGCCACCTTTTTAGAGGCTCTTATTTATTTAAAGGATGATCAGAGAATGCCTGTCTATACAAAATTATATCAGGAAAGCTTAACGTCTGCTAATAATTTGACCAAAGATCGTTACATCGATCGCAGTGTAAAAAGAGATATAGGGTAATTTATGGCTACGCAAAAACAGATGTTTCCTATTATCTATAAACCGGGAATACTCCGTGACGGCTGCTCTTTTCAAGGAAGTTACTGCACGCGGGGGCAATGGGTCAGATTTTTTAGAGGCTGGCCTCAGAATATTGGCGGAATGAAAAATTATGTACTATATCTGCAAACTGTACCTGAACTGCTGCCACCTAGCTCTACTCCAACTGCAGCTCTTATATACTATGATAGTGATGGGAATAAACACATTTTAGTTGGAGTTTCCCTTGTTACTCAGCAACATAAATATAGCGTAATAGATGCTACTTATAACAATATTGGTGGTCAAACCTTAACTTATTTTAAGAAATTCACTAATCCTACCAATACCTTGACACAATTTGTTGTAGTCATAAGTATTATTAATAATGTTAAAACAGAGTTAATATTAGCTTTAGGGATGAAAAACTACCTGGATATTAATAGCAACGAAGCTGTTTCTACTATCTTGGCAAAGAAAGATACCGGTGAATTCTGGACAATAAAATTTAAAGCAGATCCGGTTAAAAACCAAAATGAAGAATTTAAACAACCTATACCTACAGAAGATAATTTTATTTTTAAAGAAGCAACGGGAGGAATGCTTTACGTGGGAAGTAGATTGTTTTATTACGGCAATAATGGGCTTGTTAGATGGTCTTCAGCATCACAAGAAAAATTAAATAAAAAAACAAACATAACCTGCCCATTTCTATTTTTTGAAGATAAATATTCCATCAATATTAGCACCGATAAAGTAATCTACGGCGCAGAGTGGCGAGGAGGAGCAAATTCGCCGACTATAATCTTCTGGACACTCAGCTCCGTTGTTCTTATTAGCAATACTACAGGTAGCAATAATCAGGTCATTGATGATCCTGATGACCTTTCTTTTAGTAGAAAGGTATTATCAAGAGATAGCTCCATTTTATCTTCAAATAGCGTAGTTGAATATGACGGAATATTCTACTGGCCTGGAACGCAAAGGTTTTTTGTATTCAACGGCGTAGTGCTTCCGCTTGAGAATAATCTCAATCGTCAGACCTTTTTTGATACTATTGATATGAGTAAGCGTCAGAGAGTCTTTGGTGTCAAAAACGTAAGCAGAGATGAAATATGGTGGTTCTACCCTGAAAAGGGGAAAGATGCTAATGTTGGATGCACCAGAGCCGTTATTTACAATGTTGTAGATAATACCTGGTATGATACGGATATAGAAAGGGCAGCGGGTTATTTCGATAATACCGGCGGTAATATGTATACTGTAGGAAAGAACTTAAGTCCTTATGAAGGTGATAATAACAGTTATGTCTGGCAACATGAAGTCGGAAACGATCAGGTCAATCTTTATAAGGAAGTAGAAGAGCAGGTTAAACCCATCCCATCCTTCTTTACCACACCTATAATTTCTTATGCTACCTTTAATCCACAAAAACAGGTAGCAGGAATTGATTACAACATAGGTATAGAGAGAATAGAGCCTAATATTGTAGGTACAAAAAAGATAAAGATGACTGTTAGTATCAATACGTATGAATATCCTGCAAGTGCTCCTGTAACAGCTACTTATGACCTTACTGAGGATGGAGAACTAGAGAATATTATCAGACCTGCTATTAATGAACGCAAACAAGGAAGAAACATTAATTTTACTTTCAAATCAGAAGGTATCGGTTCTGGTTATCAGATGGGAACTACCTTTGTTTTAGCTGAAATAGATGATGGTAGACCATGATTAGCGTTTATCCTAAATATATTAGCATTAAATACTGGGCAGCTACGGTCTGCGATGATTACTCGGATTTTCCTCTTCCTGTACTTCATGATGAAACGAAATGGGCAGCATGGGCGCAAGACTTAATCAGTATCGAACCGTTTATGATTGCCGGAGTACCAAGTCCCTATAAAGACGTTCGTAAAAAGGATGGAGAGCTTGCTTTTAAAAACTGGGAAGAATGGGCAAAAAAAGCCTATTTGGTTATGCTATCTGATCCAGAATAAACTACGATTTTTTAAGACTACAAGTGTTCTGTGGTATAATAAAAAAGAAAAAAGTGAGCGGATCAATAATTGTGGCTCTAGACCTTGGTACTACTACCGGCTGGGCTACTCGCGAAGCAGCGGGTAATATAACTTCTGGGATTGCTAGTTTTAAAACCAGAAGATTTGAAGGCGGCGGCATGCCTTTTTTACGTTTTAAACGATGGCTTACCGATTTAAAGGCAACTTTAGGGAATATTGATGCGATCTATTTTGAGGAAGTAAGAGCCCATAAAGGAGTAGACGCCGCCCATAAATACGGAGGATTCGTTGCTCACCTAACCAGCTGGTGCGAACATCACCGGATACCCTACAGCGGCATACCTGTTGGAACGATAAAGAAGCATATTACAGGCAAAGGAAATGCTCCTAAGACTAGCATAATAACAGCTGTTAAAAATAAGGGTTTTACTCCAGCTGACGATAACGAAGCAGATAGCCTTGCCCTGCTTGATTTTGTGTTAAACCATCAACAACAAATTAAAAATTAATTTATTTTAACTAATAATTATTACTGCCTATTTCATAAGCGTTACCTGTAAATCCCGAGCAGGCTTACTCTAGAAAATATAATGCACAAAGTTATCAAGATTTTTGTGGATGAATTAATCTATGATCTTAACGTTGATAGCAAATACTTTTTCTTTTTTACTTGCTAGCTCATACTCTACTTTCTGATTCTTTGTTATCTTTTCTATACCTGATGTTTTAAGATCATTCTGATGAACAAAAACATCCTTTGAACCATCATCAGGTTTAATAAATCCATACTTGCCTTCGGTAGAATAAAATTTAACAACTCCTCTTTTCATGAATATAATTTCATTAGTTAAATATCCAACCCAAAATATCAGATTTAACGTGTACTTAAAAGCATTTTTGGTTATTCCGGTAGGTTATTCATCTCCTGCAAATTTTTATTTAAAGCTACCGCAGAATATCCGGTAATTTCTTTAATACGATGATTTAAAGCGGTAGTAGTTGCAAGGTTATTAGGATTTTCTGCTAATTTTAAGGCTAAATCCAAAAACTTTTTATCGGTTAATAACTTGGTCGCACCATATCCCCCGCCAAGAAGCTTGGCTGTGGTAATAGGATCATAAAACAATCCAAAAATTGCCGCACTAATCCCACCGGTAGTAGCTGTCCCTGATGGATTAGGAATATTTTTACTCTTTATAGCCATAGCTTTAGCAACAGTACCTAATTTTTGTATTTTTTTAAAAACCTCAGGCGTAAGCTGTTTTCTAATAGATACACTATTTTTAGGATTGTTTATTGCTTTAGCAAGAGCGTTATAAGATAGACTTTCAGTAGCGTAATTCGTAGCTTTATGGCCAAGTATATTTTCCAGTTTTTCTCTTCTCGCTACATCCCCGTATAATTTATCAGCTTCCTTAAAAGCATCATACCACTCCGGGTTACTCTTGCCGTACTCCTGGATATCCCGTGAAATCGCTTTTTGTATTTTCTTAAGCTGATTTTTAACTCCCGCGTCTGTATCCCATTTTATAATCGAATTCAGGCTCTTTTTAGTCCCAACAAGTTTATTAACATCATATTCTTGTAATGGTAACTTTATAGGACCATACTGACTGACTATCTTTGATGCTGGTTCAATCTCATTTTTAATAGTTTCAAGTGACTGCAGGAGGCTTTTTTCATCAGGGGAAAGAATAGCCGTATTGATTTTAATATCATCAATGGCCTTTTTAAGATTAACCGGTAATACTTTTGCCTCCTGTGGTAATGAAGTCGCTACTTTATTATATAAACCGGCAATATGACCTTCTATC